CAAACTAGCAAACGCAGAAGCAATCACTCTGTCTGGTCAGGTCTCGATTCGTTGGATCGAGGACAAAATGAACGAATATCTAAATAAACTTTTGCAAACCGAGGGCAATGATTATGTCATCGCTAGCGATACCGACTCAATCTATCTTAATCTCGGACCTCTTGTTACTAAATTTTTTGGTAATAAGTCTGGTGATAAAGCAGCAGTTGTGGGGATACTTGACAAGATCTGCCAAGAAAAGTTGGAACCATTCATCGAATCCAGTTATCAGGAACTTGCGGATTATGTTTCGGCATATGAACAGAAAATGAGCATGAAGCGGGAGAATATTGCTGACCGTGGTATTTGGACCGCTAAGAAGCGTTACATTCTCAATGTATGGAATAGTGAGGGCGTTGCATATACTGAACCTAAACTCAAAGTCATGGGCATTGAGGCAGTCAAATCCTCTACTCCTGCACCCTGTCGTCAAATGCTTAAGGAATCCTTTAAAATCATGATGTCGGGGTCAGAAGATGCTATGATTGACTACATAGATCAATGCCGTAGCAAGTTTAAGAAACTTGCTCCTGAGGAAATTTCTTTTCCGAGATCTGTTAGTGAAGTAACAAAGTACAAGTCGTCCTCTGATATCTATATCAAGGGTACTCCTATACATGTTCGGGGCGCATTGCTGTTCAATCACTACATCAAGAAAGAGAATCTTACCAACAAGTATTCATTGATCCAAAATGGGGAGAAAATTAAGTTCTGCTATCTGAAGAAACCAAATATCATTCATGAGAATGTTATTTCTTTCATCCAAGATTTTCCAAGAGAACTTAATATCTCCAAATATGTTGACTATGACTTGCAATTTGACAAGGCATTCTTAGAACCTCTAAGGATCATCCTAGATGCTATTGGTTGGTCCGTAGAAAAAACAGCAACCCTAGAAATGTTTTTCTCATGAACGAATATGTATACTCCGATGGAGAATCCAAACAGGACAAATGGAATAGGGGTCTAGATCTTTTTATTGAATCTGTTCTTAAACCTGATAGCAAATTGCGTCAGTGTGCCCACAATCAAAAGTGCTACCACGAACTAATGGATGTTCGTGAGAATGTGCTAGAATACCTGAAGACACTGCGTTGGAATTAAATGGACTTTTTGAAAGAGATCGTGAAGGAGGTTGGTGGTGAGTACACCCAACTTGCAGCAGACATCGATGACTCCGAAACTTATGTTGACACGGGTTCGTACATTTTTAACGGACTCGTTTCAGGTAGTGTATTTGGCGGTGTATCTGGCAATAAGATTACTGCTATTGCTGGAGAGTCTAGCACTGGAAAGACTTTCTTCAGTCTCGCCGTTGTTAAGAATTTTCTTGATTCCAATCCCGATGGTTATTGTCTCTATTTTGATACTGAGGCAGCTATTAATAAGTCCTTACTTGAATCTAGGGGTATTGATCTCGCCCGTCTAGTGGTTGTTAATGTAGTTACCATTGAAGACTTCCGTAGCAAAGCACTGAAGGCAGTTGATATCTATCTGAAGAAACCCGTTGACGAGCGTAAACCCTGTATGTTCGTTCTGGATTCTCTTGGTATGTTGTCTACTGAGAAGGAGATTACTGATGCTCTGAATGACAAGCAGGTTCGTGATATGACAAAATCACAACTGGTTAAAGGTGCCTTCCGTATGTTGACATTGAAACTCGGACAGGCTAATATACCCATGATCGTTACTAATCACACCTACGATGTCATTGGTTCTTATGTCCCTACAAAGGAAATGGGGGGAGGCAGCGGACTCAAGTATGCTGCGTCTACAATTATCTATCTCAGCAAGAAAAAAGAAAAAGATGGAACAGAAATCGTTGGTAACATTATCAAGGCTAAGACTGCTAAGTCTCGTTTGAGTAAGGAGAATAAAGATGTGGAAATTCGTCTTTATTATGATGAGCGTGGTCTTGATAGATATTATGGTCTTCTTGAACTCGGTGAACTGGGCGGTCTCTGGAAAAATGTTGCAGGTCGATATGAAATCGACGGCAAAAAAGTCTATGCTAAGCAGGTCTACAAAGAACCCGAAAAGTATTTTACTGATGAAGTAATGCAGCAACTTGATGAGGTTGCTAACAAAGAGTTTAGTTACGGGGAATGACTTTGGATAGGATTGAATTGACAATCCTAAGGAACCTGATACATGATGAAGAGTTTCTTAGGAAGGTTCTACCTTTCATAGAACCTGATTATTTTAATGAGCGTACTGAGCGGGTGATCTTCGAAGAGATTGCCACATTTGCCCAAGAGTATGACAGGATTCTTACTCCTGAAATCCTTGGCATTGAAGTTCAGAATAGAGACGATCTAACTGAACAAGAATACAAAGACATTGGTCGTGTAGTTGACATCTTAAAAGAGAGCGAGACTCACTCTCAATGGTTACTTGACGCTACTGAAAAGTGGTGTCGTGATCGTGCCATCTATTTGGCACTCATGGAATCAATTCAAATTGCAGACGGCAAAGATTCCAAGAAAACTAGGGATGCAATCCCTGGTATTCTGTCGGATGCACTTGCAGTCTCATTTGATAATCACATTGGACATGATTATCTTGAAGACTATGAGCAACGCTACGAATCCTATCATAAACAGGAATCTAAGATCCCGTTCGACCTTGATTACTTTAACAAGATTACGAAAGGCGGTCTCCCTAATAAAACACTTAACATTGCTCTGGCTGGCACAGGCGTTGGTAAGTCTTTGTTTATGTGTCATGTCGCAAGCTCGGTGCTATTACAGGGCAAGAATGTCTTATACATCACGCTTGAAATGGCTGAAGAAAAAATTGCAGAAAGAATTGATGCTAATCTGCTTAATGTTAACATCAGAGATCTAGTCGAACTTCCTCGTCAGATGTTCGAGACAAAAGTATCTAACCTCGCTGCAAAAACACAAGGATCACTTATAATTAAAGAATATCCTACAGCCAGTGCCCACAGTGGACATTTCAAGTCTTTGCTTAATGATCTGGCACTCAAGAAATCTTTTCGTCCAGATATTATCTTTATTGATTATCTTAATATATGCGCTTCCTCACGCTATCGCGGCGCGATTGGTGTCAATTCATATAGCTATATCAAGGCAATTGCTGAAGAGCTTAGAGGACTCGCTGTCGAAGCAGAGGTCCCTATCGTATCTGCCACCCAGACCACTCGTTCTGGTTATAGTAGCAGTGATGTTGACATTACTGATACTAGTGAGTCCTTTGGGCTCCCTGCTACTGCTGATCTTATGTTTGCCCTTATTTCATCTGAAGATCTTGAAGGACTCGGGCAAATTATGGTGAAGCAATTGAAGAATAGATACAATGATCTCAATGTAAATAAGAGATTTGTTCTTGGAGTTGATAGGGCAAAGATGAGATTGTATGATTGTGATCAATCTGAAGGTGGAAGTCTTCATGATAGCGGAAACGAAGAGAATGCAGAAGCATTTGTAAAGTCAAATAAGTTTGAGGGATTTAAGTTTGATTAGATCAGCAAATAAAATTTGGAATCAAATCTCTGAGGTTAATAACTTAGAGTTTGAATACTTGCTGTTAGATGGCAAAGTCCCTGTTCTTGTAGCAAATGATGTTTATAAAAACCCAGACTTAGTATCTGAGTTTTTTGAGAATCTTGATTACTGGGAAACCAAAGAAATTAAAAACACTCAAATTATTCGTCCTGGTCTTACACATAACTTCCCCGAAATTATTCAAGATCAAATTTCAAATCAGATAGAAGAAAGGGTTAAACCTTTGTTCGGTGTCTCTAAAATGGACATCTTTGATTTGTATTGTCAATGCACTAGTCCAGATATGACACTAGATGCTACTAGCAGTCTCTGCTGCTATCCCCACATTGATGTTCCCGTCTTCGATTCTTTCGATCCAATTCCATGTCTTGTTGCTAACATCAATTTTACCAAAAGCGATGATCCAGTTTCTACGGGATTTTGGTCTTGGAAAGGAAAGACAAATTCATTAGACTTTAATCGTAACGATAAGAACAGTATAGAAAATTTTTATCGCAGACATGAAGAACTAAATGTTGGATCTTGGTTTCAAATAAAAGATTATGAAGATTTTAAATTTGAAACTTCCGTCACTATGGGGTATAATAGTCTAGTGTTGTATCCGACCACGAATCTTCACAACGCCTATATTGAACCTAATTGGTTTAGTGATAGGCAAAGATTAATGCTCTCTATCTTCTACTTCATATCACCAGAGGATTTAGATTTTGAGGAGAGATACATAGATACTGTCTCCTATAGTTGGGAGCATTTCAGACTTGATACCTTGTTCAACTATCATCCCAAACAAACTCACTTTGAATAATTATTATGCCTACTTATTCCTCTGCAATTGCTGATAATCTTCCCGAACCTCAGCGTCCTACTACTGCCACTCCTCCTCGTCGTCCTCGTGCAAAGGAATTTTGGGAGGTAGAACCTGGAGATCCTGAAACTGCAGCATGGCAGGACAATCCTGAGAACCCCACTGGACCTCAAGGAGTTCCTGCTGCACAACCAACTCCTGCCGAACAACAGCAACAAGCAGTGCAAAACATGCAAGTGGTAGTTACTAAAGAACAACCTAAGAAGTATGGTAACTATATTGAGTTTGTCGATCAGGTTACCAGTGCTCCTTCTAAGGACAATGCTCAGTTCATCGCTCGTGTTGCATCTCTGAAAGCAGAAGGATGTGACATCCAGCGTCTCCTGACTGCTGCTGTTGGTATCGCTGCTGAAGGCGGTGAGTTCATGGAGATCGTTAAGAAGATCACCTTCCAAGGAAAGCCCTGGAACGAAGATAACATCGAGCACCTGAAGATTGAACTCGGTGATGTCATGTGGTATGTCGCTCAGGCATGTATGGCACTGGACATCTCTCTGGAAGAAGTTCTGGATCGTAACATCAGCAAACTTGCTGCTCGTTATCCCGAAGGCACCTTTGATGCCTACTACTCTGAGAATCGTAAAGCAGGTGACCGTTGATGATTAACCTTGAACTTGAACCACAAACCGCAGTGCATGTATTGCAAGCTCTTGTAGATGCTCAGAACGGATATACCTATGAAGAGCATTGTGTCCCTACTCGTATCGTTGAAATTCGTGAAGTAATTTCTCGGATTGATACTGCTCTTGATGAGGCAATGAACGACTAATGCTTTCTCTTTGGATTCACCTAGTAGCATTCTTCCAAGTTGTCGTGATGAATTGTATTCAACCTGTCAACTGGAAGTATTGCTATCGGGTGGACCAGTGGTTGATTCCAGATGTTGTAGAAGGATATCAACTTTGGACTGGAGAAAAACATCCTTATCAGAATGAAAAGGACTATCTAAATAAGAGGGAATAGTACTCCCTCTTTTTTCATGGCTGAACCGTCAGAAGGTTTTTTTGCTGGTTGTGCTTTATGCACCAATCAAGAAATGGATGCGGCGGTTGCTAATGAGACCAGTCTGCAAAATTTCTACAACATCATGTATCAAAGGTACATGAGTGCTGGAGTTGTTGGGGCTGGTAATGTAAAGAAGGATTTTGAAAAAGTAATTACCTTAACATCAAGCACAAAAACAGATAAGTTTTATTCTGACTTGGTAGTAGGAATTTCCGCAGTCAAAGCAGTTAGACAATATCTTGCTGCTAGTTCAACTATGAGAGGAATTTCTGGAAACAGTGTTCCTGATGCAGTGTATCTAACTGGTACGCAGTGGCCAGCTGCAGTACAACAATTTAAGTTCGCTGCATTTGGAATGGCGGACTACAACTCATCTGACTTGATTTTACAGTATGGTAGGAACTATGTGGGAGTATCGCTGAAAAAGAAACCAAAAGGAACAGCAGCAGATCCCACTCTTATCAACAAGGCGTTTGATACTGTTCTCAATGGACCACAGTTCGCTGGCATTAAGACACAGCTTCAAACAGCAAGACAAAATTTCTTTGCTGGAGTCGTAAGAGAAGCATTAACCACTGGTCCTTTAGTTGGTATTGCCAAACTTCCAGATGGTACTGATCCTAGATCTGCACCTGCAGAGAAACTTTGGAATACCAGAATTGGTATTATGAAGAATGGGAAACCAACAACAGTTCCCTTGATCAACCTCAAAAGTATTGGACTTGTCTCTGATCCTGCACTTCTGAATACAGCAGAAATTTCTAAGACTGATGCAAATGCGATGAGAGATTTTGTTAATGCAAAACTTGGAAAGGTTGGTAATCAACCTAATGCTTTGTATAGTCAGTTCCTCAATATTATTAAACAGAATCAGCAGTTGTTCGCTGATACTCTTATTAACCTCATCT